CTCTCCTTGATGATGCCCTTCAGAATCAACTGGACACGCAGCAGTTCAAGGAACAGTTCAGAGAACTTCATACGGAGTCGTTCAATGAACTTGAAGAACTTTACTTCGTCGCGCGAAATTTCTGATGCGCGACCAAGATTGAATCCTGTGGACTCTTCCAGTCTGGACGACGGCACGTTCAGTGCCTGGAACAGTTTCTTTTGGAAGTACTTTACGTCGTCCATCTCTGCAAGGTTCTGACCCCCTGCAAGCGTGGAAATTTCCGTGCCCTTGCCGCCCTCACGCCGTGGCATCCAAAAGTCTTCAAGCATGGACATATGCTTGCGACCGTCTGCAACTTCACCCGTGTTGGGGTCATACATGAGTTTGTTGCGGTAGCGATTCATCAGCCCCCGAACGTACTCTTCTGCTTTCTGCTTGGGCAAGTTTCCAACGTCCACGTAGAACACGCGGCGTTCAGGAGCGCGGGTGATTCGGTAGATCACCACTGCGTCTTCAATCATGCGCAACTGGTTCAGTGCTTTGATGGCTTTGTGTAGGTAACCAATGACTCGCTTGCGAGACGAGTCAAACAGCCCCGAGTGCACAAAGCAAATGGCATCAGGGCTGATCTTCAAGCCTTCCATGCTTACCGCAGCAGAGTTAGGCTCCTTGTCGTTGTACACATAGAACTCTTCAACAGAGTCAATGATCTGTATGGACGACGGACGCTTGGTTGCATCCTTTACAAGGGGCTTCTTCTTGATGCTGCGTATCTTGCGGATTTTTACCGGATCAATGGGACGCAGTTCCTTGATGCCCTTCTTCTTGTTGCTCTCGTCCACAATGACGTGGTAGTACAATCGACTGTCAATGTACCACTTGCGGAAAATCTCGTAGCCCCGACGAGAAAAGTCCAGTAGCCCAAGCACCTCTTGGAACTCTTCTTCAATCTTGTCCTTGATGGACTTGCTCTGCTTGATATTTCCAGTGTCAATCTTCACCGTTTCAAGTGCGTCACTGTACACAATAGACTCGTTGCAGATGTCTGCAATGGCAGTTTCCACTTCAGGGTGGATTGCCATGTCGCGGTACTTGTGTATGAGGTCGATGTCGTTTTTGATCGTGCCGTCAAAGTCAACAAAGGCACCGTAGTACCCGCCCACTTCAATTGGCACTGCTCCGTCATCGTAATCCGGAGCGACAAAAGAGGGGGTTTTCCGATCCTCTTGTTTCGGAACCCCCCCTGTTCTACCTAAAACGAACCCAAATGGCAGATTGATTGGCATAAATGTAGAATCCTGTCAAAGAAGTTGTGTATCAGAAACCACTGCCGATATTTATGCCCGCCTGCTGTAGGAGAGCAGAGATGTTCTCCTGACCAGTACCAGTGGCAGCAACCGCAGCACCTTCAGCGGCTTCCCACCACGAGTAGTTGAGGGTCACGGGGAACTCGGCAATTTGATCGTTGTTTTCGTACGACAAATCAATTGTGCCTACTTCGCTGGGGAAGCAGCCAACAAAGTTGTAGGTACGCAGTGCTTCGCCGTCGCGCTTCAACTGGGTCACCGACCAAGTAGGCATGAACTGCATGAAGTTCACGTCTGAAGTGTTTGCAACGTGGCTGTTGAAACGAGCACTCCAAAACTCAAACGCAGACCGTAGTTTGAGGTTTGCGTCTGAAATAATGGTAAGGCTCCAGTCTTGGAACACGCGGTCGCCTGGAATCTTGATGCGGCGACCACGATACGGAACTTCAATTGTGCCAAGCGAAGACGCAGGAATCTGCGCTGCCTTGCACAAGAACGAGATGGCACGAGTGTCGCTGAAACCGGGTATTACACCGTTTACGACGAACAGATTCGTGCGTACACCACCGCCCGAAAAGGCGTTTACAAACCCTGAAATGTTGTTAGTGGGTTCTACTGGCATGGTTACTCCTTCTGTTTATGTATGCCTTATCCACCAACCTCGTTGAAGTCCACGCCAGTGCTAGTGGCGACAAAGTTCAACTGGATGAAGTTGATGCTGCGGGTAGGCTTGATGAAGATGTCTGCCACGAACTCATTACGGTCAATGACTTCGCCGGTGTTGTTCGTTTCGTCGCACACCACCTTGAAGTCGGTGATGCCACGACGCTGCTGAACAGTCTTGAGGAACGGAACCACAAGGTTCTTGAACTGTGCGCGAGTGAACGAATCGTTCTGCTCGAACAGGAAGAACTTGGAAGCGGTTGCAATGGCTTTCTCAAGAATGATGAACAGGCGGCGCACATTGATGCGGTCAAACGCGCTCGGGCGGGTTTGCATGGTCTTGTCGCCAAACAGGATCACGCCTTCGCCAGGGAACGACACGACAGGGTTGACCTGACGGGTGTACAGTTCGTCGCGGTGTGCCTCGGAAGACGGGTTGTACGCCAACTTCACCACACCCTTGACCTGCCCACGGTTGAAACCTGCGGGCGAGAACCACGCTTCGTTGGTGAACTCCGTACGAGCCACCAAGCCTGCAATGTCTGCGTTGAGTGGCATGACACGCAACAGGTTGTTGAAGGTGTCCAGTTGGTACTTCCAACCGCTGTCCAGCACCGCGTACGACGAGTTCAGGTTGAAAGTGCTATCGCGGAAGGTCTTGATTGCGTTCAAGGCTTCGTACGGCAACTTGTTTTCAACATCTGTCTGCCCTGGAGACACGAATGCCATGCAGTCCAAACGCTTCTCGCACACGTTTTGGATGACTAGTTGTGCAAGAGTAGCCGAAGCGTTGCCTAGTGGAAGCAGTGAAACGTCTACTAGGTCTGCGTCTGCAAACTTGCTCCAACCGTTTGCCCACCGCTCCGAATCGTTAGGAGTTGCTGATGCAGCACCAGTCAATCCCAAAGAGTTTACACCAGCACCAACAGCAGAGGTGGTGGACAGAGCAGGACCAATCACTGTCCAGTTGGTCTTTGTTGCTGTGTAAGCGTCGTTTGCACCGTCAACATCCTGACCAAGTGCCCAAATATACGCCGACTGGTCATTGACCACGGTTCGGTAGTAGTTGCTGCTGCCGTCAAACTTACGGGCATCGGTAGCGCGAGACACACCCTCGAATTTTTCAAGAAGAGAGTTTGCTGTACCGGTCCACTTGCCGTCCTTGTCCAGTACAAGCACGTTGATGAGGTCACCACCGCCGCCTGCATCGGAAGCGTAGGTGCTGGTGGTGGTGCCTGTAGAAACGTACCCTGCGTACACACTCTTCAGATCAAACGTGTTTCCGCTTGCTTGCCCCTTTGGAAGCAGCGTGCTCAACTGCAAACGAACTAGTGGAAGTGAGCCAGAAAGAGTAATACCACTGGTAACTCCAAAGAAGTCACCGTTAGTGGCAGTACGAGTAGTAAAAGTAGTGTTTGCCGTGGTTCCACTCTGAACTCCGCTTACACGAACCGAAGTTCCATCAGCAAAGGTAATGGTGTCGCCAACTGCAAAATATCGGGTCAGGGACTGTCCACCAGTGTACATATCAATAAATGTTGCGCCTTGCAGTGCCTGAGCAGCCAATGAACCACCGGTGATTCCGGTTCCAGAAGTAATCACGACTTTCAGCGAGTTTCCAAGAACACCAGGATACTTGGACGCAAACAGAATCAAGCCAGTCTCGGCTGGTGTTGACGAAGTAAGACCTGCACTGGCTCCAAAGTTGGTTTCGTTGTTGATTACAAGGGTGGCAATTCCCGTTCCAGTTAGACCGTCCTTTGTTACGTGAGAATTCTTTGCCGCAGCCCCAACCACACGAACGGTTTGGCAGTTGTTGCCGTAGGACAGGAAGTTGCCTGCGGTGAAAAAGTCCACGTAGTTGTCGTTCTGTGGCTTCCCAAAGATGTTAGCCAGTTCGGTCTGGGAGGTCACAGTAATAATTTCGTCCACCGGACCCCAGTGGAAGTAGCCCGCGAAGCCGCCAGGAGTGGTGGCAACTGCGGGGACAATGGTGGTCAGGTCAATTTCCTTGATGCTTACGCCAGGGCTTACTCTAAATGCCATTTGTGTGTCTCCTTGGTGAAGAAGTCAGTGTGTTTGTCATGCTGTCAGTATGTATTATTTCGTAACG